CAAATACGGCTTGCCTTGGATTGGCGCGATAGATGTTCACCTTCTCCAGATGACTTGCGAGCAATACGACAGACGGCGCGAGATTATGGAACGCTTGCAGAACGACTACGACTGGCACTTGTATAAACAACTCAATGACTTAGAGAGCATCATCTCGTCAAACATCAATAAGCTCGGCTTCTCACCGGAAGCTCGATCAAGACTTGGCCTAGCCGAAGTCAAGCGAGAGTCAAAGCTAGAAGAACTATTTGCCAGAAGGACAAAGCGTGAGCTTGAAAAGCGTCAGTAACTGGCCCCCGCTTTGGCTAACCCCAATAAGTCAAGCCGAAATAGAAAACGGCGAAGGCGAAGATGTCATTGACTTTGCAGAAGCCTTTGGAATTATTACAAAAGACTCGGTTGCGGGCAAAGCAGGTACGCCTATGGAACTTAGAGCCTGGCAGAAGGAGCTTTTGCGTCATTTGTTCGCTCACGATGACAAAGGGCTAAAAAACCGCGTGTCCTATGTCGGGGTTCCGAGGAAAAATGGCAAAAGTTCGCTTATGTCGGTTGTTGCCGCTTATGGGCTTGTTGGCTCAGGAATTAGAGGTGCAGAAGTCTATTCTTGTGCTGCTGACAAGGATCAGGCTCGCCTAGTATTCGGTGACACTAAAAAACTGATAGAAGCAAGCGAATTATCAGAAATCTGCAAACTTTACAGAGATGCGATTGAAGTGCCAAGCACCGGTTCGGTTTACCGAGTGCTATCAGCCGAGGCTTTTTCCAAAGAAGGTCTATCGCCAACTATGACCATCTTCGATGAGGCACATGCACAGCCCAATCGTGAACTTTGGGATGTTATGCAACTTGCCCAAGGTGCGCGTGGAAACATCGCCACAATGATTGCGATTACAACGGCTGGCGTAAAGTCGGATAGCACAGGCGGGGATTCAATCGCCTACGAGATGTATCAGTATGGTCAGAAAGTTGCAAGAGGCGAAGTAAAAGACCCGACTTTTTTTATGGCTTGGTGGGAAGCTCCATCTGACATGCCACACGATGATCCTGCAACCTGGCAACTGTCTAACCCTGGCTTTGATGACATTTGCGCTCGGTCAGACTTTGAATCAGCCGTTTTGCGTACTCCAGAGTCAGAATTTAGGCGTAAAAGGGTAAATCAGTGGGTTTCATCGAAAGATAGCTGGTTACCCTCTGGCGCATGGGAAAAACTGCAAGTTGACTCCGATTACACCGAAGATGACGAATTTATCATCGGTTTTGACGGCTCTTGGTCAAATGACTCGACAGCAGTGGTTGGTGTTCGGTTGCCAAGAGATGAAAACGACAAACCACACATTTTTACAATCGCTGTTTGGGAAAAGACCTCAGAAGATGACGCTAGCTGGCGTGTTCCAACCCTAGAGGTCGAAGATGTCATTATTCAGTTCTGCACTAAATACAGAAATGTCCGAGAACTCGTCTTTGACCCCCCGCGCTGGCAAAAGACGATGGTAATGCTTGAGGACATGGGTTTTCCAGTTGTAGCCTTTCCAACCTACTCAGCCGCTCGAATTGTTCCAGCTTGCCAAATCTTCTATGACGCTGTAACCGAGCAAACAATCACACATGACGGCAATCCGGTGCTAACAAGGCATTTAGACAACACAGTCGTCAAATCCGACAGACAGGGAAGAAGAATCACAAAAGAGTCTGCCAGTAGCCCAAGAAAGATTGACGCTGCTATCGCTGCTGTCATCGCTTTAGACAGGTGTATAAATAGCAGTAAACTAGAGGATGAACTAACACCGCAATTTTTCAATTAGGTTGGTAATGACAGCGACTATTCTTCAGGCGACAGGCATCTTGACAATCTCACTCGGTGCGGCCTTTATTTATCCACCAGCCGGCTTAGTTCTACTAGGAGCTGGACTTTTAGTATTCGGTATAGCCATTGAAAGAAGTAAGTAATGCTAGGTAATCTTTTTGAGCAACGAGCTGTCAGTTTTCAAACTGTTTGGGGTGCAGGTGAGCCTTGGGGCTTACAATCCGAAGCTGGCGTAAATGTAACAACCAAAAAGTCTTTTGAGATTGTTGCTTTCTTTTCAGCAGTCAGTCTTATCTCTGACACCATTTCAACTTTGCCATGTGGGGCTTACCTAAGAATCGGGCCAATCCGCCGACCCTTGAACCCCAGACCTGTTTGGTTAGATCAGCCTGACATTGACCTAAGCACAAGAGCAGCGTTCTTTCAGCAGGTCTTTTCAAGCTTGCTCGTACATGGCAACTCTTACACTCGCGTTTTCCGCGATGCACAAGGTCAAGTAGTCAACTTAGTAAACCTAAACCCCGAAAAGGTAGAAGTCGAGCGTTCCAAGATTGGTCGCAAGGTTTACATCTATCAAGGTGAGAACAAACCACTTTCAGGTGATGAGATTATTCACATCGTTGACCTTATCTTGCCAGGCGAACTAAAAGGAATGAGCCGAGTAGAAACTCTAAAGCAGTCACTCGGTCTAAACATTGCACTATCCGATTACGCAGCACGATTCTTCGGTACTGGCGCTTCTGCCGCTGGCGTTATCGAGTTCCCTGGCAACCTAACTTCAGAACAAGCAAAACAGCTTGCTGATGGTTTTGATGCAAGACACCGCAACGGCTCAAGACGCGCACACAAGACTGGTGTTCTTTCTGGTGGGGCTAAGTTTGTTTCAACTCAGACTGACCCTGAATCATCACAGGCGCTAGAGTCACGCAAGTTTGCAGTAGAAGAAATTGCAAGAGCTTTCAATGTGCCACTACACCTATTAGGCGTTCCTGGCACAGCAAGCTACGCTTCGGTTGAACAAAACAACCTTCAATTTGTTTCTATGACACTTAGACCACTAGCCGAGAAGGTAGAGGCTGCTTTCTCACGCCTACTACCAGGTGATGCCTTTATCAAGTTTCAGTTCAACGACTTACTAAGAGCTGACCTAGAAGCTAGGGTTCGGTCATACTCAGTTGGCGCACAAGCTGGTTTCTACTCCACTAACGACATTCGCAGACTAGAGGACATGCCACCAGTAGATCAGGGTGACCAATACCGAGTGCCACTAGCCAACATCGCTTTGGCTGACACCGAAACTATTACCAACGAGAAGAAGATTTACATGGTTGCTCAGCTAGTCCAGTCAGGATTTTCACCTGCTGAGGTTCTATCTGCTCTTGGCTTGCCAGAGATTGCTCACACAGGTTTGCCTTCAGTTCAACTACAAGGTGTCGCTCAGATAGACCCAGCAGACCCAGAAGCCGTTTACGAGGTCTAATCTTGAGCATTAGCACCGGTCACACCACAGTTGGGCTTACCGCAACTCTTGTTGACGGCACTAGCAATAGCGACTTTCGGTTGACAGTTCACAATGCCGATAACACCGCAAAGGTTTTCATTGGTGGCCCTAGTGTAACTATCAATAATGGCCTAGGTATCGAGAAGCTAACAACAATGCAAATTGATATGTACGCCTCACAAGAGATTTATGCTGTATCTGGCAAAGCAGACCACATTATTCACTGGATGAAGCAGGTATAGAAATGCCTTATTACATAACCGACAGTAATTCAGAGTGTCCTAACTGGGCAGTAGAAAAAGAAGATGGCGAGCTTATTGCTTGTCACGACTCTAAGCAGTCTGCTATTGATCAGGCAGTTGCTATCAGCATTGACGAAGATACAGAGTTTGTTGGCGAAAGAGCTGCCATTGGTTCACTAGCTATTGATGACTATGTTTCTTGGTCACCACTTGACCCTAAAGTAGCTGCTCAGATTGTTATGGTCGAAGGGCAGTTTGCTGTGGTTCGGTTGTTTGAATACGAAGAAGGAATCTTTGAGCCAACCGACAAGCTAATGGTTATCAATGTTTTTCAGTTGGAAAAGATACCAACACCAAAGATGATTGCGTACGAGGTTGAAGAAGTCGAAGAACCTATGGATGAGCCAATGAATGACAGTACCGACGACTTTAGAGCTATAAACCAAGAAGCCCCTGCTTACATGAGAGCAGCAGCTCGGCGTGGACTTGAGTATTACGAAGAAGGTCTAGCTGGAGATGGCGTGACAGCTCAAACTGTTAGCGAAGCTAGGGACATGGCTGATGGTCAAGTATCTGACGACAAGTGGATTCGGTTAGCCGCTTGGATTGCTCGTCACCTAGTTGATCTTGACTCGCCAGACGCAAACCCAGACTCTGATAACTATCCATCTGCCGGTGTGGTCGCACACTTGCTTTGGGGATCAGGGCCAAGCAAACGAGCAGCACAACGGACTAAAGACTACGCTGATTCGGTTGTTGCTAGAATCAGAGCAGAGGAAACGAACAGCATGGACAATAAAAACAAGTGGCTTGATGTAGCTAGAGCAATCCAGCTAAAGATTGATGGCCCACAGGCTCAGACTAAAGAGCCAGAGGTAAGAACCAACAGCGTTGACTTTGAGGTCAGGGCTGAGGGTGATGGCATGACCTTTTCAGGCTACGCCTCTGTATTCAATTCCCCATCCGAGGACTTGGGTGGTTTCATCGAGTATGTTGCCCCTGGTGCTTTCAAGCGTTCTCTACAATCTCGCAACGAGGTAAAGCTACTTTGGAATCACGATTCGGGTGAGCCTTTGGCTTCTCTCCGAGGTGGCACTATGCAACTTGTTGAAGATGAAGTCGGACTAAGAGTTACCGCCAAGCTTCCAAACACAACTAGAGGCCGCGACATTGCCGAGCTACTTCGCACCAAGGTAATTGACTCAATGAGTTTCGGTTTCAATGTGATCAAAGATTCTTGGTCAAGAGATGGTCAGACAAGAACTTTGGAGTCAGTCCGTTTGTTCGAGGCAAGCATCGTAAGTTTTCCAGCATATAGCGCAACAACAGCGACAGTTCGGTCAGCCCCAAGCATCAATGCTGACGAGCTAGCAGACGCTCTACTAAGGCTAGAGTCCGGTGAAGAACTTGACGACAAAAGCGCACAGCTAATCACTGAGGTAGTAAACAAGCTAAAGGCTCAGCCAGAGGTTGAAGAAGTAATTGAGAACGGCCTTGACCTGCTAGACCTAAAGCAAAAGCAGTTCGACCTTCTAATGAAAAGGATATAAAAATGGCTAACAAAGAAGAAATCAAAAAAGCAATCCTAAGAGCTGCTGGCAACCCTTCGGTTGGCGTAATCGCTGAAATGGCAGACGATCTAGCAAAAGCAGTATGGGAGCTTGACAACACGAACTCTTACAACCCAGCCAAAGAAGCAAGGGTTGTGGACAGTAAAGAAACCCGATAGAGTTTCTTTAACCCTAGCTCAGCCCCCTTTCTGAGCTAGGGTTTTCTTTTGCCTATAAAATTGTTGTTATCAGTTGAGTGTAAGCACCGCTGTATCTGTTGAGTGTCAGCACCGCAGGAAACCCAAATCAATCATTTATAGGAGAATCATGTCCGACTTTATCAAGTCACAGACAGATGCCCGCAACAACCTAATCGCACAGGCAAGAGAAGTTCTTGACTTTGCACAGGCTGAGAAGCGTGGACTATCTGCTGAGGAGAACCAAAAGATTGCTCGTATTGAGGCTGACATTGATCAGGCTGATACAGCTATCGAAACCGCTCGCAAGCTAGCAGATCGCGAAGCTCGCGCATCTGAGGCAGCAGCTTCATTTGTTCCATCATTGCCAGTTGCAGAAAACTCTGACGCTGACATTCTTCGCTCAATCGCTATGGGCGAAATTAGAGGACACGAGTTTGGCCGCGAGGCTCGCACTCTAGTTCCATCAGCTAACACTGTTGGACAGTCCTTCTACGACCAGGTATTCGAGATTGCACAGCTAGTTGGCCCAATGCTA